AAAGAAAAAGGCATTGATTACAAAGAACTCTACGAAGTTACTCGACTCAATGCTCGCATCATTCCTGCAGAATTTAACATGAATGTGCCAGCTGCAAAGCAACCGCAGATTTGGCGTTTTGTAATTGTGAATAAGAAACATGTGATCTACGCAGAACGGCAAACCAACGCACACGGCTATCTGCCGATGCTTATTGGTCAGCCGCTGGACGATGGTCTTGGCTATCAGACGAAAGCTCTTGCAGAAAACGTAGAGTCTTTTCAGCAACTAGCTTCTGCGCTCACTAATTCTAACATTGCTTCTCGTCGGCGTGCGATTTCTGATCGTGTGCTTTACGATCCTTCTCGCATTTCTCCGCGAGACATTAATTCTGACAATCCTGCAGCTAAGATTCCTGTGCGCCCGCAAGCATATGGAAAGCCGCTAGGCGAAGCAGTGTTTCCATTTCCGTATCGGGAAGATCAAGCTGCGTACAATATGCAAGAAGTTTCAATGGTTTCGCAGTTTGCAAATCAAATCTCCGGCCAGAATCCTGTGCGCCAAGGACAGTTTGTTAAAGGAAATAAAACTAAGGTTGAATTCCAGGATGTGATGGGCAATGCTACTGCCCGAGATCAAATGACTGCAATGGTCATTGAAGATCAAATCATGACTCCTGTAAAGGAAATGATCAAAACAAACATTCTGCAGTACCAAGGCGCAGAGACTCTGTACAATCGAAATACCAAACAGCAAGTGAATGTTGATCCCATTGCACTACGTAAAGCTGTGATGGAATTTAAAATGTCTGACGGACTTATTCCTTCGGACAAACTTATTTCTGGCGACGAGTGGATTGCAGCTCTGCAGTTTATTGGCAGTACGCCAGAAGTTAAGGCTGGCTACAATCTTGCTCCTGCTGTTTCGTACCTCATGAAAGTTCGTGGTGCAGACCTGCGGGAGTTTGAGAAGTCTCCTGAGCAAATGGCGTATGAGCAAGCGCTGGGTGCTTGGCAACAGACCACAATGGAAATTGCTCAAATGAATATGAAGGCTTCGGATCCTTCGCAACGTCAAGAGTTTCCGCCGCAGCCCCTACCTGCGGATTACAATTACACTCCTGGAGGCCCAAGTGGCAGTAAGAATCCCGACCAAGTTTGATCGCTACTCTTTTGCAGACACTGGAGAATCTTTTGTTCTCAGTGACACTCAGCGCCAGCACATTCAGAACTTTATGGCTGATGATGCTGAACAGCGTCTGGGTCTGCAAGTAGATACGTTAAATGTTTCTGCCTTTGTGCAAGCAGAAGCCTACTTAAAAGGTAGAATGGAATTTGCACAGTACTTGCTTGACATTTCAATCGCAAACATCAGCAGCAATGCTGAATCTCCTGGAGAGTAAAAATGAGTATTTTTGAATCGATCTTTGGTAAGGCTGCTCCTGAAACTCCGGTTGCTACTCCTGCTGCTGCGCCTCCTCCTGCTGCTCCTGGGGCAGAAATTTCTGCAGCCGGCGGAACTCCGCAGCCTGAAGCATCCCCGCTAGATGCTTTTAAGGATTTGTTTAAAATGGAACCTCCCAAGTCTGGGGAGACTTCTGAACAAAATCCGTTTGCAATTGATCCGGATTCTATTTTCAAGAGTGCTCAGACTACAGACTTTACCAAAGCTATTGATAATGATACTTTGGCAAAGATTGGTGGCGGCGGCGAAGAAGCTCAACAAGCTTTTCTTGTCGCAATGAACAAGATGAACCAAATGTCGTACGCATATGCAGCGATGCTTGCCACAAAAATGGCAGAACAGGCATCTTCGCATACGCTGACTAAGGTTAAGAGTCTTGTTCCTGATCTCGTTAGGCAGATGCGGGTTAACGAGGAATTCAGTGATAGTCATCCTGCTCTAAATCATCCGGCTACCGCACCAATGATTGCGGCTTTGGTTACGCAATTTTCGGCTAAACATCCGGAAGTGTCGCCAAAAGAAATCAAGAAAATGGCAGCAGATTACCTTGTAAATGTTGGTAAGCTTTTCAACAGTAACGAGCAGAGTGAAAATCTCGGACTTGTTGATAAGACCAACCTTACTCCGCGTAAGCCTGCTGAAACTGATTGGAGTAAATTCCTCTAACCTAAGGAGCTTTTGCTATGGCTTTCAATCGCTTTATGATGCGTGATGGCAATGATGTTCGTCCTGGTCGTGCAGGCGACAGTGTTGCTCAGCCCGCGATTTTTGTGCAAACTACGGACAGCAACCAAAACATTTCTGTTGCTGCTCTGGCTTCTGGTGTGTACGCTCGCACGCTCGGTGCTGCACGTTCTGATACTCTTCCGACTGCTACTGATATTCTGGCTGCGGAAGGTTTCAAGAACATGGACATTGGTGATGCTTATCGTTTCACCATCAGTGTTCGTTCTGCATTTGCGCTGACTCTGGTTACCAACACTGGCATTACTCTTGTTGGTAATACTGGCGTTGCTTCTAACGGCGTTCGTGACTATCTTCTGGTTCGTACTGGCGCTGCCACGTTCGATCTGGTGGGTCTGTAATTCGCGCACACATCTTTCTGAAAGGAAACAAAAATGCCTATCGGTACCCTGAATACGAACCAGTTTACTCAAGATCATGCAAAAAAGAGTTTTGCTGGCATGATCACTCGGCTTATGCCGAACGGCGAAGCTCCGCTGTACGGTATGACTAGCCGACTGAAAGAGGAAACTGCCCTGCAATCTGAGCATGGATTCTTTTCTAAGACCATGCTGTTTCCGCAGATGACTCTGTCTGCTGCTGTGGCTGGTGCCAGTGACACGACTTTTACTGTCGGCAGTACTGCTAATCTGCTGCCGGGTATGCTGATGCGCGCTGCTAGCACTGGTGAGATTGTTATCATTAACAGTATCATCGGGCCTACGCAAGTGCAAGTTGGTCGTGGTATTGGTAACGTGGCTGCCGCTGCTATTGGCAACACCGTTACTCTTTACCAAGTCGGCAATGCTTACGAAGAAGGTTCGCTGCGTCCCGTGGCTCTGCAAATCAGCCCGGTTCGCATCACGAATCTGACGCAGATTTTTCGCAATTCGTGGGCTATTACCGGTTCGGCTGCTGCTACGCAAATGCTGGCTGGTCAAACCAACATTGCTGAGTCGCGTCAAGATTGCGCTGCTTTCCATGCTGTGGATATTGAAAAGGCTCTGTTCTGGGGCCAGCGATTCCAAGGCATTCGGAACGGTCAGCCTTTCCGCACGATGGACGGTCTGCTGAGTTTCGTTAACAGTCTGGCGTACTATCCTTCGTACATGGGCGCAGTTAACGTGTTCACTGCTGGCGGCACGACGACTTACGCACAGCTCGAAGGTTTCCTGGATGTTTGCTTCAATCAAAACACCGATCCGAAGCAAGGCAATCGTCGAGTTCTGTTTGTTGGTGGTAACGCAAAGCGCGTTATTACTAACATTGCTCGTCTGGCTACCGGTCACTCTGTTGATATTCAGCCGAAGGAAACTTCTTACGGTCTGCAATACGACGAGTTCCGTTCGCCGCGGGGCACGTTCAACATGGTCGAGCATCCGCTGTTTAACAGCAATTCTGATTGGCAGCGTGTTGCGTTTGCTGTTGACCTTGGCACTTTCAATCTGGCGTATCTGCGCCGGACGGAAAACAAAGAGTTCAACAGTTCTGGCAATCAGGCTCAGGACAATGGCGTGGATGCGGAAGGTGGCACTCTTACCACTGAGCTGACTTGTCTTGTTAAGAACCCGCCGGCTAACTCTGTGGTGTTTAACCTCACTGCGGCTGCTGCTGGCTAAGGAACTTCGGTTCCTCCAGGGACTGGTTTGCTGGATCCAGTATAAAAAATCCAGCACTTTTACTAACCTGGAGAATCTACTATGTCTGAAGAAAAAAAGTTTCATGTTTATAAGCACGTTTCTGCTTCTGCGCAGTATGTGTTTGCTCATGAAGATGTGAACGGACAAACTGCACACTTTGTGAATCACGTGTATTTCACGGATGATCCGCTGAAGATTGCAGAGCTTGACCGTGTTTGTGAGCAAATGGCTCGACAAGCAAAGAATGGCTTTACTGCTTTCATCTACATTGATCCGAATATGCGAGAAGCTTCGCAAGCTCAGATTGATCCGATGGAAGCGCTGCGTGCAAAGATTCGTGAAGAAGAGCGCAGCAAGCTGATGCAAGAGTTGCAGATTTCACAAGCACAAACGAAAGATGCAGGAAGCTACACTGCTCCCACGAACATTGTTCCTGCGCGTCCTGTTCTTGGGCAAGTCGCTCCCTCTATTTCCAACGGCCCGGTAGTAGTGAATCCAAAAACTCCTACTCCCAAGGCTGAAGATATTGTTCCCAGCAAGTAATTTGGAGGCGTAAATGGATCTGGCTGAGCTTGTATCTGAAGTCGGAGTGGCTACTTCTCGGCCAGATCTTACGGCTAGAATTACTCAGGCAGTAAAAGCTGCCACGTTGAAGTTGCATAACACAGACTACTACTTCAAGGACATGGTTAACTCCACTGTTCTTTTTAACGATGCAGATTACATTCAGAGTCTGGAATACAAGACTGTGTTTCCGCTCTGGAGGAATTTGAAGTATCTGCGCAAGTACGATTCTGCAAATGCAACTGCTACGAAATTCCTGGACATTATTACTCCTGATTTTGTAGTAGATGGCTACAGTGTAAATCGCGAAGATGTCTGCTACATGGCAGGACAGCTTTTGCATTTGCGCTCGTCTACTGTTGAATCAATGTATCTCATTGGATACTACAAGTATCCTGACATTACTGCAGACGGCTGGGATTCCTGGATTGCTGCAGAGCTTCCTTACGCCATCATTCACGAAGCCTCTCGCGCTATTTACAAAGGCATTGGCAAAGACGAAGAGTACGTGCGAATGGAAACTGAAAGCAGGGAATGGCTGCAGCAAATTCGCATTGTAGGTAACGCAGATTTTGGAGCTTACTAGGACTCGCCATGACCTACACTAATATTTGGGAATCTGGCATACCTGCAATTCCTCCTATCTATCCCGTAGATAAGG